TCCAAAAGCTATGTGTAATAGCTCATGTTTTAGCAGACCTTGTTGATGTAATTCTTCTAGTTCTCCAAAGAAATCCGGATTAATTACTAGTCTCATCCCAATGCCATGTTTTCCTACACCTGCAGTAGCACAACTCTTAGTAAATTGCTTTTGCAGCCCAATAAGAAATATACCATAGAAAGGTTCTGAAAATATTAATGTCTTAGATATTCTAGAGAGTTGTTCTTGAATTGTTCTCATAGTCCCATATCTCTACGTTCATCAGCTATATCCTCTGCAATTGATTCTGTCTTTTTAGCTTTGTATTCATAATCCTCGACAGATTCTTCAAAGAAATCATCACAATGCTCACATATAAATCCTTCTGCAGGCTCTGCATGTTCTTTACATTCTTTACAAAGTCCTTGGATTATTGGTGCGTCACAACAATAACTAGGACCATCATCATTATCTGTGTATTCTGCCCCACAGCAAGGGCTGACTAATTCTGCCATAATTTTATGTTTAATTGATTAATAAAAAAGGAAAGAGGGGGACACGCGCGTGTGATTACGGTTCTGGTACTTCTTCCACAACCCCTCTAACCTATAATTGTTTGATAAGTTCTACACATTCTACTACCTGCTTCTTATTTCTTGGCATAAAAAGCACATATGGTAAGTTGTTATCTTTAAGATGTTTTTTGAATAGTTTCCATCTTAGTGGGAAAGACTCATTTGCATAGCCTTTAGTTTCAATAATCCATTTCCCTTTTGGATCTACAAAATCAGGAGTATAAGTAATTGGTCTAATTTTACTCCCTTTATTGTATAGTTTTTTAGCTGTTCCCTCATAACATGCTTGAGGATACAGTAATGCGTCGAATATAGTAAAAGTATATGCTTCATACTCTACTAAGATCTCAGCCTCTTCTAATTGCTTATAACAATATAACTCTAGATTAGACTGAAAGTCATGTCCATCGTAGGATGACTTTTTAGCATTCTTAACTTTACTTCTACTTCGTTTCCAGGTCATAATTCATAACGTTAGTTTGAAGATACCCTTCCAGTCCTCTATTCTTATTCCAAATAAATGCTTGACCACACCTTAAAGTACCTATGTATCCTTGTGTTTTATGCCAAGCATCATTACCACATATTGATGGTATAAATCTAACTTTAGTTCCCATGTATTCATTAAGCTGTTCTTTATGCTTATGTCCACAATGTACTTCCCTAAATTTAGATCTACTCCACATTTCTGGTTGTTCTGTAGCAATTAATAAAGGTAACTCTTGAGCTTTTTCTTTATCTCCGTGTGTAAACATAATCATATTTGTACCATATTCATAATATTTACGTGTATCTAGACCATTATCTATATTCACATTTTTATTCTTATGATACATAGCATCTAAAACTTCACCCACATAGAACATACGTTCGAAATCATGGTTACCTTGCACAACTATAACATCTACTGGCGCAAACTGTGCTAAATAATCAATTGCTTTCATAACTAAATTCCAATAACCCCTAAAAGATTGCCTCCATAGCATGTGATCTTGTTGAGGTGTACCTTTAGTTGTAGCTCTTGAAAATCCTTCTGAATTAAGACCATCATTACCTACTGGTAATAAAAATCTATCTATCTCTACTCCGTCGGCTTTTTTATGAAGATCTACAATTGCTTTCATATATTGTTCTTCTATAGCATTGTTATCATCATCTGTTATTTTACCATAATGAATATCTGGTAAAGAAATCTCATAACAAATAGGATCTTTAGACTTCTTATAAGCAATCTTATTTACTTTATGAGAATGAGTTTTAATATAATTTAATAATTCATCTTTAACTTGAGGCTGTTCATGCCATTGATTATGAGTTACTATACTATATCGTTGTTCCCCATTAAAGTTTTGCCAAAATTTAACAGATTTTACATCTGCCATAGTTAATCCATTATCTAATAAGTGCTTAGAAAATGCTTGGCTTTCACTGAGCTCATGCCCATTATCATTATTCATTCTTTCCTGTACCCACTCTTCAGAGGTTACAAGTTTTTTACAATCTTTAATAATAGCTATATCTACTTCCCACTTCTTGGCTAAAAATTCAGATCCTTTTTTTAAATATCCTTTTCTTGTTCTTAATTTTTCAATAATTTCATCTCTTGTCATTTAATATAAATTTAAGTTCATTAAAACTACCTACCTTACTAACCAAATCAGAAGGGTCCTTAGATTTGAATTTGTCAGGCAAGCAGATGTTTTTAAAACCGTGTAAGTCACAAATTTTTTTGGCCATTGTTTGACCTGGATTATTTGTTTTTTCAAAATCATTGTCATATAAAATTTCTATTGTATTGAATCTGTTTTTTAGCTCACTTATTAATTTCTCATCAGGTATTTGCATTTCACTTTGCATAGCAATAGCATTGTAGCCCGCTGCATGTAAACACATAACATCTTTGAGGGAAGAAGTAATGATAAGTCGCTCACCTTTATTCGGGAGTTGGTCATAGCCTTGTACATCTGTTTTTTTTGTATTGCTTAACCACTTATTTTTTTCTTCATAAGGAGAATAGATTTTATATCGATTTTTAAATTTGAAAACGTAACTAATTGATTTACACGTAAATCTATTGTTATTTACCCAAAAATGACTTATCGGTTCTACTGCAAAAGTATTAAGTATTTTCTTACTAACCAAATATTTTCGCCAAAAATTCGCATCTTGTTTATTCCAAAGTCGTTTTCTTTTTTGAATTATAATTTGTTTTCTATTAAAATCTAAAGTTTTATTTTGTCTATAAGCCATACAACCCATAGTAAAATTAATAACTCCTTGTTTAGAACTCAATCCTAAATTAAAATCACAATCAATAATTCTTAATGCAGAAATAAAAGAACAATTATATTTATATTTTATATAATTAAAACAATCAAAAGTATGCTCAGAATTACCAAAATCTTTATATAATAATTTATCATTATAAGGTATTATAGAAACTGTAGGAGAATTATCCTCCCTTAAATCACTTCTAAATTTTTTTCCTAGTTCTTTAAAGTTAAGACAATAATATACAAAAATGTCATACTCAGTAATTTTACCAAGTATGACATTTGTATGTAAGTAATCTTCGCTTCTTCTGCTTTTTACAACCATTAGAATGGAAGATCATCTTCAGATTCACCTGGAGTAACCCAATCATCTTCTTCTTTTAAAATTCCATTAGAGTCAGGTGTAACTAAATCTATAGTTGGTTTATATTCTCCCCATTTAAGATCTGCATTAAAATCAGCATTAAATGAACCATAATCATCATTTAAAGCTTTAATAAAGAAATCATCTCGTTGAGGTTTTATTCTACCAAAATTTTTAGTATATACTCGTTGATATTTATCCTCGTTAACCCCTACAAGAACTCTAACTTGGTTATCTTTAAGTGCAGTAATTAAACTTTTTAATTCTGTTAAATCTCCTTTAACAATTTGATCTATAGTATCAAAAGATACTTCATCTCCTGATGCTACATTAGCCCAAGCTTTAACAAAATTAATAAGAGTTTCTTCTCCTGAATAAGCTTTTCTTTGTCCTTCAGTTTTCCACCATTCATATGTTGGAGCATCATTAGACCAAGTAGATTGTCCAATAGAATTAATCCATTGATGTTTACCTGTTTGAGAAACTCTTGCTTTTTCTTGCATTAAGAGTTCTACTTTAAAATTACCTTCTGCATTATTTAGCCAAAAAATTAATTTAAAATAGTCTTCATCACCAATAGTTACTCTATATACTGGTTCCGATTTAACTTTTATGTTCATTGCATGTAATTCCAACATTGTTGGATTCACAGCTGTAACATTAACATTTGTTAGGCCAGAATAAACTTTTATTCCCCCCATTACTTCTTCTGTACTTGCATTACTTTTTATCATTTTTATTGTTTTTGATTATTAATAATTATAAGTTAAATGAGTTATCTTCCTCATTTATTTCTATTTCTTCTTCATCATCTGTATCAGACATTACATCACCATTAGGTATACCTGTTATTTCTGTAACAGTATAATTGTCGTTTATTTCATTTAGTAAAATTTCAACTGTTTCCTCAGGATCTGTAGGACTAAGCATTTCTACTATAGCTTCTTCTGTTTCTTTAAGCTCTGTTTTAACTTCTTCAACTGTTTCAATAGCTTCGTCTATAGCGTCCTCTAAAGTTACCTGATTAGGATTTACTTCTTCTTCCATCTCCGCTGCGTCTACAGAAACATAACGTGTCTTATTTGTAGTTACATCATCTATAAAACTAAAAGATAAATGTTTCTTTTTACTAGGTCTTCTACCTTTAAGAAATGGATGTTTAAACATTTCATCTACTTCCCATGGTTTAATCCCATATTTAATTGCCATCTCTGGTTTACTAATACCGTCTTTAAGATCTTGGTCGATCATAGAAACAGTAATTTTCTCAGGAGTTTCTCCTGGTGTTACATTTGTTTTCATTTTAATCATTTTTTTGTGTTTAATTAATCTATAAATATTGATGACCATTTCATAGGCATGGTCTGCCCTTTTAAGTGTGCACATCTAGATCCTGCAGTTACATCATCTAAAGAATTAAATGAAATCATAGTTTCATCATTTTCTCTAAATATATAACCAACAGCGTCAGAATTAGCACATGTAATTTGTTTTATTTTTCCTGTAAGGTCAAGATCTTTAACAGCAACCTCTTTACCTTTCTTTTCAAGCATTTTATCTTTTAAATGTCCAACTAAGATAATATGATCTGCTAATTTATTTAATTTATCTATCCATTCTTTATAAGCCATTCTTAAATATAAATAACCTCCACCATTAGGAAGTGATAATACTGATGCCCCAGGATTTTTCTGTTCGAAGGTTTTACCCATAGGAGTTTT